GTTACTGCCAATTGTGTACACATGTTCTGCAATAGCAGTAGATTCATTTGGGAATATTATTCTGTTACCAACTTCTAATGTTACTCCGTCAACTACACCACCGTTAGGTCTGCCTACTACTTCTGCATAAGTGTTATCAAAGGATGCAATTTCTATTGCGTCTACACCTTTACTACCAAAGTTAAACAGTTCTATATCTCTGTTAAATTCTATAATTGGTCTTACTGCTCGTTTACTTTTCTTAGGTAATGAATCACCTGCATCTAAAAAGTTTTGTCTGTGATACCAAAAGTTAATTCTACTCCAAACATTATTATCTTTAGCACCACGTTCCATCATTATATAGTCATTAACTTCTTGAGTGTTATCACTATCATATGGACCTATATCAAATGCACCCACGCCACCTACAACATATTGTAGTTGACTGCCAACTGGTGTTACATAGCCATCCCATAATGGTCTACCCGAAGTTGAGTCTACCTGGGTCATTGTTGAATAAGAGAAGTTATCAACGTCTATGTAGTTTTCTATACCAACTAGTCCACCTGATTTAAATCTTGTATCTTCTGCATTGTTATTAGTGTTTATTAATGTATCTGATGCAGTATCTATAATAGTTCTATCAAACAGTATATAATCTTCTGTACTAAATGTTGTAGCAAAGTTTTGTTCTTTGTCTATTAATATAATTTTATCGCCTACACCTTCAACTACCCAACGTGTATCATCTAAATATGTTGCAGGTATAACATAGTTTCCACTAAAGGAAACTACCATACCATTTTTAAATACTGTACCATCTGGTGCTGTATAACTTGCCTTGCCTAATATGTCTGTTTCAATGTTTATTGAATTTGTACTTGTACCAGATATAATTTTTGCTGTGGGTCCTGTTGGACTCCAAAAGTATTCTTGATAGTTAATGAACTTATCAATGTTAATAGGAGGTAAAAAACTATAAAAGTTAGAATCAAATAATGTATTTTGATTTTGTGTATCTACACCGTAACTTTTTAAAATATTTAAAAAGTCTTGATAGAACATTGCATTTTCACTTTCACCTGTTGACTGATTAATGTTATTAGTTACAGGTTCGAGACTGTATTTGTCTCTAGTTGGATTATGCTCTATTTTATAAGTATCACTGGTGTCAAACACAGAGTAGTCTTTAGAACCAACATAAGCACTTATGTTTTCAATATTTGCTTTAGAAAATAATTGCTCAACAGTTGTATCAAAAAAGTTTTTGATAGTTGTTGTTTGGTTAACTACTGGTAGTTTTGTATATTTCTTATCTGCCACTTAATTTCCTGTTAATAGCCTGAGCCACTAGATCCGCCACTCGAGCCTGAACTTGAACTTGAAGAGCTTGTACCAGTAGTATTGTTAGTTACGTCTGCATTAGCAGTCGTTGATGTTGCAACATTTGTTTCTACAACATAGTTACCATGATAGAATGTTATACCGTTTGGCATATAAAATGTTTTACCAAAGAACACATGTGTATGCGATGTACCATTGCCTACAAAGTTTGCCGCTTCAGCCGAAGGATATAAAGGATAGTATCCGTCTATAGCATAAGGGCCAATTGCTTCTGTGCTGTTGTCATAACTAGTAAATGATTGTGTACCTACTGTTGAAGGTTTTAAATTATCTGCTGTTAGTTTGTCAACTATATCTACATCTGTAACTTTTGCTGTACTTAAAAATAATTCATCTGAGTCGCATTTAACTTGGAATAAATCTCCAAATTTACCGCTACTTGTTTTAGGCACAATAACTATACTTCCAATTGCATTACCAACTTGCTGATGAATGTAACTACTTAATTCTGTAAAGTAGAATGTATCACCGAAGTCCCAATTATCAACTGCAAAGTATTTGTTTACTGCCTTAATAATATTTGTTTTAATCTCGTTATCACTTAAACTTGTTCCTGGTAGTCTTACTACTTTAAACCTTGCTTGTAATGTATTAGCGGCATCGTCACCGAATAATAATTTAAACCTACCACTCTTAAATAGTAGTTGGTCACTTGCAGTTTTAAATTGCTCTAGGATAGCAAATTCATTTTCTAATTCAGCTGAAGTAGGTTCAATGGGCCATGCAGTTCCAGGCACATTAAGATATGCTTGAACTCTGTCATTGTATGTTTCTGTTAGCACAAACATTTCATGTACATTACTAACACTAGGATCAATCCTCATGCTGTTGTCTGCGATATGTTGCCATTTAAATATTACACCTTCTTGTGTTGCTGATTTAGTATTTTGTGTAAATGACTTACCATGTCTTGCTCTATGATTTGAACTTTCATAATGTTTAACAACGTTCAAGTTTGTACTACTGTATGTCATAATGTATACTTTTTTAGTATCTACTGCATAAACTTTCTTATTGTGCAACTTACCACCAATGTTAGTGTTATCAAATGTATCTATAATAGTTTCTTTCTTGACCATAAAGTATTCATAGTCTGATACTGTATAAACTGTACCTGTATTATTTGTTGCATCACCGGTTGAGTCTCCTGCAATTTTAGTGTAGTCTGCATTAAAGTTTACACCATCTTCTCTTCTTAAATCTAGTATTCCTGCTTTAACAGGTTTTGTATATGTGTAACCATCGAAACTATTAAAGTCTTCGAATATGATTACATCACCAGTTGCAACAAATTCTGCAAACTGGATTGGATTGTCTGGGCTGTCATCACCTGTAGTATTAACTGGTGTGACTTGTACTTTTCTTGGATCTGTATATCCGTCACCATAAGAAAAGTTTCCAACTGCTGAATACACAATTGGTTTTGTTAATCTATCTCTATCATTAATATATGTAATTGTTAGTTTGTCTTTACTTGCTAGTCCTGAACTATCAATTGAATAATGTCGTTTAGTATTAAAATTACTAATTCTTAATGTACCTGTTTGTGCAGACACATTTGCATTTGTTACTTCAATATGACCACTACCTAATACATTACCGTTGTTAAAGTTTGTGTTGTTAAATCTATAACTAACATTACCACTAGCATCTAAAATATTTGAACCAAATGTTGTGTTACTAAAGTTTATAACAATGTTACTTGGTAAACTATGTACAACACCTGTGTTATTAGCAATAGTAACGTTTGTGTTGCTTGTTAAGTCTGAGGTATCAAAGTTAGTACCTAACTCAATAATTGCATCTTGTACAAAGTTATTTGCACTAGAATCAGAGTTTACATATAGTCCAAAGTTACTAATAAGTTTCGCTTCTACTTGGTCGTATCGTGTATCTCTATTTTTTAGAGGTATGTTAGAAAATTGTTGTCCTATGGCTGTTGAATACCATGCATCACCTAAATAGTCTGGTGTTGAATCTGTATCAGTCCATTCAAAGGTTTCCTCACTTCTAGATTTATTATTAAGTGTAGTAATTTCAACAGTATCATATTTTGCAGTACCTGTAAAACTATCTACTATTCTGTTTGTATTAACATTATAAAATCTAACATCTTCGTAACTTTCAAATACATAACGTATGCCTCGAATAGTTACATCATATCTATTGCTTAATGTATCAACAGGAACGTAAGTAAATTTTAATAACCAACTTTTGTCTCTGCCGTTACCGGATTTATCTTCTGCATTACCAATAGTAAAATCTGTTCCAGATGAAACGTCATTGTTAGCAATAACATAAAAACTATTACTGCTTGGATTATACCCTAATGCAAAACTTTGTTTCAAGTTCATAGCAGTTGTAATTGCTGTTATTTCTGTATCAAAGAATTTTTTCCTTAATGTTGTAATAACTGCTGTTCCTCTCCACCCTTCTGGTACAGTTTCACTTATTGTAATTGGACCTTGCACAACTGTACTATTACTAACACGTTTGCCATTGTCTCTAATGCTTTTAATCTTTACCCATTTATTTTGTGTAATATCTGCAGGGTTTTCAAATCTAATTAAATGCCCGGGCTGTATAATCTGCAAAGTTGGATTTGCAATATTTACATCTGTAGTTGTTCCTGATGCTGTAAATGTTTCTGTTAAATAACCTGTTACGTTTTCTGCTGTTTTAGGCAACGTATGCCATATAATGCCATATAAGGATAAATTAAATTTATTTGGTTCTCTGTCTAACCATGCATCTCTAAAGTTACTATATATGAAATCGTTAAGTTCCAACTTCTTTAAGTATGTTGGAAGCAATTTTGTAATTTGTTCTAGTGGACTATTGTTGTTATCAATAATAAAGTTTGCACTTAGATTACTGTCTTCGATAAACAACGCACCATCTTCTGCTAATACGTTTGTTGTTTGGAACGTACTAGTTGGATCTGAGATATCAATATATCTACTATGTCCAGCATGTGTTCTATTTGTTACTTTTAGTTTTGAAATATTAGTACTTTTACTTAAAGGTAGCACTTGGTAGTCTTGTGCAGATACCATTCTGTCTTGAGCATAAAAAGCCTGCGGTGCTCTTTCTTTTATACCTTCAATTGTTTCTTCTGGGAGACTGTTATTTAAACTGCTTTGTAATCTTAATGTTACTGTAAGAACATAAGACGTTCCTGCATTATTAATGTAAGGAATTTGTATTACAACATTGCCAACATCGTCTGGTTGTATTTGATATCTTTCAGGGTCTGATTTTCTATAAAAGAATTTGTATAAGCCAATTGGAACCTGTGCAAAGTTTCCATCTGCAAACTGTAAGTTAATTCCACCGTCGCCTCTGTTTTGTATAGCATACAAACTAGACGTTCCTACTGCTTTAGTATTATACTGTAATGTTTGACCAACTGTATTAGGAACTTTAACCCATTTAATTAATGAATTTCCTACAGCATCTACTTGTTGTAAATATGTATCTGTTTCGTTGATGTTCTCTACTGCAATATTTACTTGTCTGTTTTCTACAGGATCAACAAAGTTTAAATCTTCAGTTTGTAATACACCTTGTTTGAACATTAAGAAGAAACCATTATTTTTACTGCTTAGTCCTAAGCCGTCATTTCTATGAATCATTCCAAAGTTGTTTGTTGTATCTGGATGTTTTTCAAAAATTACCTTGTTATCTAAAAAGTCTGCATTAACAAATTCGAAGTCTCGTTCGACTCCGTTTACATTTGATTTAAATGCATGTACTAATGGACTTGTAACTGGTGTATTAATTTCATATAAGTCTGTTACTATATCGTCTATAGTTCCTGTCTTTACAGGCTTGCTGAATCTGTTTACATTTCCAAATGCACTATTCAATACTGTAATAAATTGTTCGTAACTGTCTGAGTTATTTGCATCGTTCCAGTTTATTGTTCTAGCAGATAGTTCTGTGCCTAAACTATCTGTTAATGGTTCAGTAGTTGACATGCTGACAACTTTCATTAAACCACTTGCTCCAATATTTCTTTTTGGATTGTATCCTAATTGTCTAGCAAGTTTGTAAACACTATCTTTTCTTTCTGCTGTTTCTAAAAAGTTTTCCCTTGTGTTTACATCCATTCTAAATGAAATACTTTGTGCCAAATAGGCAAGTAATTCTATTATAGCAATAAATTCTGAACTTTCAATATAGTCATTGAAATTTTCAGGGAAATTAGTTTTAATATATTCGACCATTGCTGAACGCATTGTCTCGAAGTCATATGCTTGGAAGTCAACTTGGCTGTATGCCTGATAGGCTACTTCCCAATCTTCCGCCGCAAATAAGTTGTTCTGTCTATTGTTTACTGCCATGTTTAAATCTCTTGGTCTGTCCTAGCATATTCAAGAAATAATCTATCTTCAGCTAGTGTTGGCAAAAATTTAAGTTGGACTTGTACTCTTATTAAATGGTCTAAAGTTTGTGTAAAGACTTCGTCAATCTCTACTCTAGGATCTTTTTCTATAACTCTTATTACTTCCTCTTTAACTTCTTCTATAACGTACTGGTCTAAAGGATTCATCAATATATCATAAATTGTAGTTCCAAAGTTAGGTCTCATCACTCGTTCACCTTTTCGTGATTTCAGTTCATTAAGTAAATCTTGTTTAATTAATTCCCCGTCTATAAGTGTATAAGGTGCCCTAACCTTTCCTACTGTACTAAACCCTTTGTATATGTTTGCCATACTGATATTTATCACTAATCGTTAAAACTAGTTTTAATACACCACTTTTTGAAGTGCTGTTATTCTATAGCGATAAGTACATATAGGAGCAAGATGAAAGTCTTGTATTGTTTTACTCAATTCACACAGGGATAATATGAAAAACGTATTAGAACGATTCGAAAACATCGTACAACTTGCGTATTCTACAAACAAGGAAATTCAATCCAAAGGATACGACGATGCCGTAGGTTACGGCCCAAGATTCAGAAAAATGTTACATAAGAATGGCAAACGAGTTCATTCAATGGGTATATATGATTATTACACAAAGAAATTTGTGTTATTTGAAATGGTTAACATGGTTGGACAAAAAGATAAGATCCCACCAGAGTTCGCCCAAATGGAGAGACTCGTAAAGGATGCCGTTAGCGCCTAAAAAAAATATCGTGTTTGTTCACGGTAGTGGGCAAAGTCACCTAAGTTTCAATTTCTTGGAGTTGTGGTTACCTGAACATAGGTCACTATGTTTTAATTACAGCACACAAGAAGAGCCTGAGTACATCTTGAAACGATTTAAAATGTTATTAGATTTACAATTTGGTAAAGAACCGGTGCATATTATTGCTCACAGTTATGGTTGCTTAATAGCATCATTAATAACCAAAGAGTATGACAATGTGCAATCACTTATAGCACTATCAAGTCCATGGGGAGGCTCGAGAGCCGCTAAATGGCTTAATATGGTTTTTAGAGAAAGTAAACTGTTTGAAACCACTAAACCGGGAAGTCCTCTTTTAAAGGCAATTGCCAGTCTAAAGTTAGATTTTCCGATAACTAATATTGTATCCACAGGAACAAAGTCGTCGGCAAATGCTTTAGCAGGACTAGGAGCAACACCCAATGATGGATTACTAACTTTGGAAACACAACGAGCAGTACCAAAGGGTTTTGTTAATTGTGATACAATAGATTTAGAAGTTAGTCATAACGAACTGCTAATGTCAATGGACGTAGTAGAACTAATTAAAGAGAAAATATTCGATGGAACAACAAACAACACTGAATAATACCTTAGAAGAAGAACTTCGAATAATGCTTGTAGAACAGAATAACGAATGCAATGCATTAAGAAAACAAATAGAAGCAATGAAAAAAATGATTGCCGAAGAGCAAGAAGGAAAATATCGTGCTTATATTAAATATGCAGATTTGCAAAAAGAGTTTTCACAGTATAAAGCATTGAACGACGAAGATTATTAAAGTTCGTCTCCGAACATCTCAATTTGTCTACGTTTTATACGTTGGGCCATAATTCCCCAACCCATGCCAACTGCATTAGGAGTTTCTGATTCTAAATCGTAGATATCCGGCATACCAAATAATAGTGCTTCAAATATACGTCTCTGTTTTAAGGTTGGTCTAAATGTACTGTTAGTTACCCACTTCTGCATTAGAGACGGAATTAGTCTGTTAGTTTGTCCGTTAAGTAATACATTTTTAATTTCGCTGTTCATCCAATTTGAAGAACCAACACTATTACCAAATAGTACCGTAGCCAACATAGCATTCTTACTCATGTTTGCGCCAACTAACGTACCTGCCATAAACTTACCTGAATTACTAAGCCCAGCACTTCCTAATTTTTGAGCAATGTTATTGGTCATAGCAGATTCTAGTCTATGAATAATTGTATTCTTTGTACCGTCTATTTTATAACTGCCTTTTGATCCTAGTATTGCAGATATACCATGTCTAGGTAAGTCTGCTTCTAACGTGTTCATAATTATGTCTGCATACTCATTAGCACCTTTGCCCATGCCAGGATTTTTAAATCCGCCTTGTGGATCTATTATTTTACCACCACCAAACATTGTTACGCCTGAACTGATTTCGTTAGGGTCTAATACATGTCCTAGCCCAACAATTACATCACCGCTACTGTTCTTCATTGGTGTAGGTAAGTTACTACCACAACAAGCCATAACTTTAGCACCAGCATCTGCCATGCCGTTATCATCCATTTGACTCATCATTGTTGTAGCCGGAGTACACACATTTTTTAATTTACTTGGTTTATAGTTAGGCGTTGCAGTTGGTGTTGGTGCAGGTGTAAATCCTGTTCCCACATCTATACTACCGTCTGCATTAGATACTATTGCTGGTTTTGTATCTGTTTGTGTTATAGCATTAGTTGGATTGTCTTTAATTGCTGTATCCGATGATGACATTTTTTTAGAATCTTGTGTGAGTGCTGTTGCTGTAGCATGACCAACCCAAGGTTCTCTAGTAGTATTAATTTCAATAATACTTTTAAATTCTGTTGGATCACCTTCACGCACACCATCCGTTGGTAAAGGATTACTTTCTCCAGGATTCGCTTCATCATAATCAAATGCAGGTTTTTGTATGCTAGGATCTTCGTGTATTATTTCCCTAAATGGTTCTACGTCTAGAGCTTCTTCTGCCTGCTCAGCACTACCGCCATTGTTTAAGTTCACATTGGAACCTATTACATTATTATTGCCGCCTGCTTGGGAGTTAATTTCTCCAGTGGCATTTTCCATAATTTCTGCACCACTTATAACATGTTTGTTTGCAACTTGAATATGTCCATCGCCGCCTGAAGTAATCATATACCTGCTTAATGCTTTACTACTAATTAAATTTTCTGCTTTTAATATAGAATCATGTCCTGCTAATGTTTCTATGTCATTACCAGCACTAATTTTTATATCACCAGTCTTATCTGAAAATGCTCCAGCATTAATATTAATTTGTTCTCCTGCTTCGAAGTTAATATTTCTGTCTGCTCTTATATTAATGTCTTGTGTAGAACGCATATTAATATTTTCATCACTGAATACATGTATGCTACCACTCTCTGCCAATTCAACCCATGCAGTTCCTTTGCTGTTTATAATGTAGATAATACCATTTGTATCATCCATTAGTATTTGATTACCTAATGCTGTTCTCAAACGTATATGTCTTTGTTCTAAATTGTCGTCCATGACAAACTGATGTCCGCCACGTCTATTTGTTCCGTCTTTTTTACCTGTTATTAAACTAGGCTCTTCTGGTCCAGGTGTTAATATACCAAATACTTGTGAAGGACTTTCTCTCCTAGCACCCGATGTTGTTGTTCCCCTAATAGGGTCGTTTATTAATCCTTGGTCTAATATAGATTTTGCAAAAATATGATGTAAAGGCCTTGAAGCCTTCTTGCCATGATCCGGATCATCTTCTCTTTTATTTTTTTCTGCTACTGGTAAAGGTAAACTACTACCGTATGTTGTTCCTGAAGGCATACCCGGTACCATGTGTTGCATTTGGTCAGGGAACAAGCAACCTATAATAATAGGAAACTTTTTCTTACCATCGCCAAATATAACTAAAACAAAGTTTCCTGGATCTGGTGGTACCATCCACATACCATAAGACTTCATAGTCTCGTCATAACTTTGTACATTCTTTCCTATTTTTTCACTAGGTGTACTTCCTGCAAACGGAGAACTCCAATAGCAATTAAAATAACCAGTGGGGTCGTCTCTGTCTTTACTCAGCATAGGAATATATACTGTGATACGTCCGCTGTTAGTTGCATCTTTAGGTCTTACAATAACTTCGCCTACATATATGCCGTGGTCAAGTTCTGCACTTGCCCTTAATTTTTCCGTAGGATTTTTACGTCTATGGTCAAATAAATCTGGTCTATATGCCATTACCCGTTACCTCCTGTTTGTGCCGCTTCTCGTTCTTCTGCTTTTCTTCTAGTTTGCTCAGCATTGTAGGCGTCTGCCTCAGCCGCCGGATCAAAGTCATCTCCGTCACCGTAATCTACGTTAGTAAGTTTAAATTTGCTTAACGGTAAGGACGTTTGTTTTGGTGCTTTGTCCATATTAACTGTAAACATGCCACTTTGAAACGAACATGTAGTTGCTATAATCATATAAATGCCACTAATAAAGTATGCAGTATCCATCTTTTTTAAATAACCTGTGTTTTCATCTTCATCATCTATATTTGGATCTCTAACTCTTGGTGTTTGCATTGTGAATAAAAAGTAATTTTGGTCTCCGGTTTTGTAATCCATGCCTCTTACTTTGTTTTCTCCTCGTAAGTCATATTCTTCTAGTGCTGTCATTATCTTTTTACCTTTTAACGCTTCTGCATAACTTGTAGGTGAGCCTAAATAGTAAGGATCGCCCCTCACTTTTAATCCTAGATCCATTAGTATAGATTTGTCATTTACATTTTGATACATGTATCCAAACAATGTTGCGGCATTAGTACCGTCACTAGTGTCGCCACTAGTAGAAATAATACTTGGTCCGTACATGCGTTTATTTATAGGTTCAGGACTCAATGCTCCGGAGGCAATCCTAACTTTATTAAGATTGTTTTGATTTTGTTGATAGGATTTTATATTACCTATAACTATGTCTTTACTACCGCCTTCATCATCGATTATGTCTGCACTATAAATGTATTCACTTGCTTCTGGTTTGTAACCGTCTGTATCTGCTTTTGGTTGAGTTCCGTCGTAGTCTATTTCTGCCAGTACTTTAGCGGTTTTTTCCCTCTGGGGTCTTTTAGCCTTATCTGTTACAAACTCCTTGTATTCTTTATCTGACATTTGTAAATCTTTTTGTAACTTTCTGTTGAAAGGATCGTCCGCGCCTAACTTTTTCAAAAAAGCATCTTGTTTGTCTGCAATGTCCGCCTTTCTATCTGCGCCGTTTGGATCACTATTTTTGTTTACATTTGCGCCAGTTTTATTTGAGTTAGTACTTAAATCTCCTAAGTAACCAGCACCAGGCGGTGAAAGTAATACTATACCTGCATTAAATTGGATGTCTGCATTTAATACTTGGTCGTTTAATCCGGTGTACAAGTAATTGTATGCTTTTATAATATTCATTGTTCTTATAATATGAGTAACTTGGTCTTCTTCTAGTTGTTCTTCTGCCTGAGATAAATTTTGTTTATCATTTCTGATATCATACAGAAACACTTTATAAGTTATTCTTTTAGCATACTGATTTCTTCTAGTATCAAACTCTAAGTATTCAATATCAGATTCTATTCTATACCATTTTACAAACGCCTGTTTTAAATCAAATCCTTCTTCATCTATAACTGGATCTCTAAAAGATTTTTTTCTAGATGTCATGTCTAAAAATTTATCGCTCATAACAAGTGCTGTAGTAAAGAACTGATTCATGCTAGTTCCTTCTTTCATATTGATTTGTTGTGCGGTACCATACCCTGCACTTTCAACTGTTACACCACCGTCTAAACTATCTGGATTATCTTCTAATGCTTTTTCAAATTCTTCTTTAGTTTTTACACCCTGAGATTCTGCATTCATTAATCTATTAACTTGCTCTGCATCTTTTCTTCTTGCTCTGTTACTACCAGATACTATACTGGTGTCGTTACCAAGTGCATTTTTTAATTGAGATAAATCGAAAAGTATCTCATCATGGTATTCTTCTTCTAGCAAATTGTCTTCTTTAAACTTTTTAAGATTTTTTTGTAAATGTTCTGTTAGTTCTTCAATGGTGTCGCCTTGGACATACATATCTTTTGGAAGTTTAAAATTAAAGTCTGCGTATGCTTCTGAATTACCTATCGGACATTCAAACTCGTATTGGCTTCCTGTGTCATCAATGTTAATAGCCACCTTAGCAACTTTTAATTGATATATAAATGGTCCAGTAATATGTGCTGGTGCACCGCCGGCGTCTTCATCGGTTATATCCTCTTCATAGCCTTTAAATTCTATTGCTAAGAACATTGGTACGTCTGCGTACATGTAATGTCCTAAGTAAGATTTTGCGGCTTGTATTTGATCCAACAAGTCTGCGGCACCCGGTTGTATTAATGTAAATGCGGCTCTAACAGCAAATGACCCACCCGATTGTGGGCTTTGTACAAAACTTAAATCTAAGTTGTCTATTTGTACACCTGTTACACTAGTTTGTGCAATAACAACTGTTTCACTAGGATGTGCCGCCATTGCTCCATGCATCCAGCCTCCACCGCTAGGAGTTTTTGCTGGTATCATGTATAATTTTAAATTGTAAGAAGTATTTTGATAAGCATCTAATAAGTTACCTTGAACTTTACCCACATAATTATCGTCTCTAATAATTGTTTTTTTAGGTGCCTTTGGCTCATCATCATCATCCCAGCTGAAGGGGTTGTACCAAGCCATTATCCAGTTACTCTATCAATAGTGCCTTTGGTAGGCGTAAATATTTTTAAGCCTGATACAAAATCCTCTAATGGATCTACTAGCAAGTCTGGATTCCTTAATGCAAATACCCACCATAGGTTTGCTGTACCATATAACTTATGTGCTAATAAATCAGGTCTTTTGTCGTACCTAGATTCTATTACATAGATGTCGTCGGAAATGGACTTTGGCATTCTAGGCAACGAATTTAAGTCCAAGTAAAAATCTGTTACTTGAGCGTTTCGTAAAAAACTATCATTGCTGTGAAAATTTGCCATTAGATAAATCCATCCTTATATCCTTTGCCACTTGCAAAATTTTGCAAGTCGAACTTTTTCCTAAGTTTCTTGTATGTGTACTGTGGTGCCATCTCAATCATTATGTCTGTTTCAACTGGCATGTATGTAGTTGTATTGTTGTATTTAACAGGAACATAGTCTACGCCATCCGGGAATTGGAAGTTATAAGAACGTATCACAACTGGTACTTTCTTAAAACCATAGTCTCCTAGATATTCGAATAACATTACTGGAGGAGGTGTACCAAAAGTACCTGCCGCCACACTAGCATCTCCAAAGAATCCTTTAGTGACACTTCTTAAAAAATGGAATACTGCTAGTAAGTATTGTGCTTCTTCTGTTGTGTTGGCTGTCCAACTACCTTGTAATGGTAATGTAGGAGGTCTACTGTTAATATATGTGTAAAACGGATAATTGGAACCATGCTGTGATGCTTCGTTGTATTCTGTTGATGCTTGTAGATACAAGTTAGGTGTGTAAGGGAATACAATACCGCCTCTGTCTTTGAGAGGTTGCATTATAGATTCTTGAGCATTGCCTTTGGCGTCTTTTAAACCGTATGCCCAGTCCTCGCCACCTTTCTTAGGTCGAATTCTAGCTCGCCAATCTTTAGCGTCGAACTTTTGTCTGTCATCGGTATCACTAGTGATTACTGTAGTATTTAAAGGTGTTCGTCCTGAATACTTGATTGCCCCATCACTATTTACTACTGATCCGTCTTGATTATATCTCTTTGCCATATCAACATCTCCTACTTGTATTTATCAGATAAATAATAACATACTTTAATTATTATAGTCATTTTACAAATAAGTTGACAAACACTTATAAATGTGTATAATACAATATAAACGAACTATAGTTTTGAGGAGAAATTTTATGGTGCAACCAAAAAGAGTGAAC